CTTTATTTATGCGGTTTGTAACGGTAGTAACGGTTAAATGTAATTTTCTTGATAGATAGCTGAATTTGCCTATACCGAGAGGCCCGCCAAACCGGCGGGCCTTTTTCTATTGCCCAAAAAAGGAGGACATGAGATGAATATTGAGCAATTCAAGACCTGGCTTGACGAGGAGTTTGCAAAGCACCCGCTCCTCGCCAAGAGCAACCCTCGCTCGCTGAACGAGCTGTGCTACGTTCTGCGGCAAAGCGGGAAGGACTTCGCAGTCTGCTGGAACACCGACAACGGGTTCAGCTGCATCCCCTCCATTGTGGATGCTTTCATCCCGTCTCGGGATCTGGCTCTGAAAGTTAAGCTCGCTGATTATGACCATGCCGACGAATCGGAGGATATCGAGGGCTGCCTTCGGGTAGAGATTATCCGCGAGGTAATTCGCCCGGAGGTAAGTATCGAAAAGGCTCTCGAAGACTGGGGCCGTGAGCTTGCGGAAGTACACACTTTGCTTGGCTGCTGTGAGCTTCTGGCAGGGCTGGCAGAGGAAGCCGCTGAATTGTCTCAGGCCGCACTGAAGTTGCGCAGAACTATTGACAAGCGCAACCGCACCCCGGTCAGTACGAGTGAGGCGTCCCGCGCTTTGAATGAGGAGTTCGCCGATGTGGTTGTGTGCGCGGCAGCTTTGGGATTGGACCAGGATGAAGTTGAGCGGTTCATCCGCGAAAAAGCTGCTCGGTGGAGCACCAGATTGGAGGGTTGACCTGTGAACAGGAACTCGGCTGATCGCATCATTGTTAAGAGCAACGCTCGTATGCAGCTGGTTCTCGATTGGTACTTCGAGAACTTCAACTGGCTCGACCGCGAGAAATTTCTGGCCCCTATGGAATCCGGTGTTGTGGAACTTTGCGAGGAGCAGGTCGAGTTCACGTTCGAGAGCAAGGGCAGCTTCGCGGAGATCGTTGTGTATGTCACAACGAAGCCGAACCTCCCGCCCATCGTGGCGTTCGACTATGACCCGGAGACCACCGAAATCCGAAACCGCCGGGTGGCTCCGGCAGGTAGTCAGACTGCGGTGGATTTGGAGCTGCTCAATGTGCTCGTCATGTCGGACAATATGTGCCGGAAAGAGGCGCAGAAGTATCACGCGCTGATGCTGTTTATGACCCACTACCGGGAGGTGGTCAAGGTCGAGCAGCGAACGGAGCATCGACCTGCGAAGTCCAAGAAAAAAGGCCGCCACATACGGCGACCGCAGCCCCTCATCCGACGCATCTACACGCTCGGCGATTTCCAGCCGGAGGATTTGCCGAAGCCGGAAGGCGCCAAGCGCAAGTATACCAAGCCTGAGCACGAGGTCAATATCAGAGGCCACTTGCGGCATTACAAGTCCGGCAAAACTGTGTGGGTGCGTCCCAGCGTTCGGTACAAGGGAAAGGCTGGGCGACCCAAAGAGTATGAACTGTAAGGAGGTGAAAAGGACATGAAAGGCTTATCTATAAATGACGCCACTCAAAAATGGGTCCGCGAGTTCAATGCCATTCCGCAGGGTATGATTGAGCGGCTCATGCAGTCTAAGTGCGAGGAGTGGGAGGAGCTGACGTTTCCCAGTGCCGGCAGGCGGGTTTACGTATTCGATCTGCCCGAAAATTGTGACACGCTGGAACATCTCGGCGAGGTCGTCGCGTATTCCGCGGAGATCGACAAGTACCGTGTGGATCTGGATGGAGGACCTTCCATCCTCGTAGAACCGGATAATCTGGAATTGGCAAACGATGATCCGCTCCCCATGTGGGGAACGATGTGGAGCTTCGGAGATTCCTGCGATGATTACTGGCTCGAAAATGAGGATGGCATTCGTGCGATGTCGGACTGCGGATTCCGAATTTATCACCACGATGAGTGGGGGTACTTCTTCGGAATCGACGGAGCCGGTTATGATTTCTACGCCGAACATTGGATTCCGCTTTACAAAAAGCGCGGTTTGCAGTGGCACGATTCAACAGTTGGAGGAGGAAACGTGTGATGGAATTTATTAAGTTTATCTTTTCGAGCTTCTGGATCTGGCTCGGTTTTACGGTTCTGGTTTGCTGCGTTTTGAAATACCTGGTTGATCTCGTATCTGCCCTTCATCCCACTCGGAAAATCACGGTACGCGATCTCACCAATTCGCGTTCCATCGAAATTCAGAACGCCAGCTATACAGACCTGATGCTCGCTCTGGACTGCGAAGATGAAAATACTTTTGTGGAGGTTGTAGACAACGATGATTAAGAATTTTATTCCGCAGCCCTTTGAGGGCGGCAATCCTCTCCCGAACTACGTGAGCAACGTCAGTGAATACACCCTCGTCGGTACTGTTCCGGGAGGCTACAAAGTTGTTTTAGCTCGGCTCACTGTGGGTGAATCGCTGAGCGCCGGAAATCCGCTCGCTCACGCATTGTTCGAGAGCTTCACTGACCACGGCGACCGAGCCAAGGTTTCCAGAACTCGTGTGAGCGGGTATGACCGCGAGTTCATTGCGGTTCGCAGTGCGATGAGTGAGACCGGCGTGGAGTTCTTGCCGGCGCTTTCTTGCCCCTGCGAGGTGATCCTGACCGAGTTCGGGAACTGGATCATGGCGCAGAACCCTGAAATTCAAGGGGTCTCCGTCGTGTCACAAAGCTGTCATTGACCTGTCATTTAAGGGGGTGCTATAATGATACCATCGGATTTCATAGTTACACACGCGCCGATGCACCTGCGATTGGAGATTCGGAAGAAATGCAATTTCTTCTGGCTCCGAGACATTCGGGACGTTGACATCTCGCAATGCTGCGCCAAGTGTTTTATCGGCGAGAAGGACAACCGGGTCTACTACGGAACACTGCACAAATCGCAGGCCGTTGTTGACATCATGGTGAGGCAAAGCCCGCGAGCGAAAGCGTATTATCTTTGCGGGCTGAGCGATGGTTTTGTGTGGGAGTTGAATACGCACGTCGCGTTTGTGCCGGACAGCAATTCGGAAGTTCACATCGAAAACGACAGAATCAAGCTCGACATCACAAACGCCCGCAGAATTCACTTCTGGGACTATGTTCCGAATCCGCCCGGAGTTTATACAAAGTCTCAGCGGACCTGCCGAAACTGGATATTTGCGAATTACTTGAAGGATGGGATGCCATTATGATCGTGAGCGCAAGTAGACGGACGGACATCCCGGCTTTGTTCTCCGAGTGGTTTTACAACCGCGTGGGTAAGGGATTTGTCCTCCTTAGAAACCCATACAACCCTCTACAAGTCGGGCGTGTATCCCTCACGCCCGACAAAGTAGATGGGTTTGTTTTTTGGACCAAAAACGCAGCCCCCATGCTCGATAGAATTCACGAGCTGGATGCGTTCAAATATTATTTCCAGTACACCATCACCCCGTATGGCCGGGATGTGGAGCGGAATATTCCCGATAAGAACGAGATTGTTATTCCGGCGTTCAAAAAGATCGGGGCGGATAAGGCCATCTGGCGTTACGATCCCGTCTTTCTGAATGAGAAATACACCTGGGATTATCACGTCAGGGCTTTTACCAAAATCGCGGAGGCGCTCGAAGGCCACACGTATAAGGCGGTGATGAGCTTCGTCGATTCCTACCGAAGCGTAGACCTCCGACCGCTCAAAATACAGCCCTTGTCGCCGGAGCAGCAGCGCGAATTTGCGCAGGAACTTTTCGAGATTGCACGGCAGCACGGGATCGTTTTAAGTTCCTGCGCAGAGGATTTGGGAATACCCCATTCTTGCTGCGTCGATGGAAAAATGTTTGGCGTTGACAAGCCAAAGGACCGCAACCAGCGCGGCCTTTGCCAATGCGTTGAGAGCGTCGATATCGGTGCGTACAGCACTTGCAGCAACGGCTGCGCCTACTGTTATGCAAACCACTACGGCTATGTTCAGCCCGCTCCTGACGTGGATTGCGACCTCCTCGGGCCGCCTCTCAACGGGAACGAAAAAATAAAGCAAAGGAACTGAGACCATGATTGAGAAAGTAAATCCGTCCCACCCGGACAAAATCGCAGACCGGATTGCCGGCGCGATCGTAGACATTGCCTATCAGGTACAGCCCGACCCCAAAATCGCGGTTGAGGTTCTGGTGGGCCACGGCGTATGCCATGCGGTTGTCGAGACTTCGGCGCCGCTTCTTATGCCCGAAGTTGTCGTTGCAATCCACAACGCGATCCGCCGCATCGCTGGCTTCGTGCAGATCGACCTCGTTATCGTCCCGCAGGATGTACACCTCGCAGGAAATCAGGAGCGGGGTGTTCACTGCGGCGACAACGGTATCTTCAAAGGGATGCCGCTCACGGAGGAGCAGAAGACGCTCTCCGCGATTGCCCACGACATCTATGCAGCCTATCCGTTTGACGGCAAGTATATCAAGAGCGAAGATCAGCTCATTATCTGCCAGAGCAACGCTGCGAAGGCAGACCTCGAAAAGATGTACCCCACCGCCGAGATCAACCCGCTCGGCGACTGGACTGGCGGAACGGATGTTGATACCGGAGCAACTAACCGAAAGCTCGGCTCTGACATGGCTGATTCTGTCACGGGCGGCGGGCTGCACGGAAAGGACCTGTCCAAGGCGGATGTGTCCGTCAATATTTACGCTTTCCTCAAAGCGCAGCATACCGGCAAGCCGGTCAAGCTGTTCTGCGCCATCGGCGACGACGAGGTTGACGGGAAGCCTTACAGCGAAATCGTTGAGATCGCCAGAGAGTTTATCAAGAACTGCGGCGGTTTTGAAAAGTTCGCTGAGTGGGGCCTGTTTTAACGGAAACTGAATACCTGATAAATTTGGGAGCCTTCCGTTCTGAAAGGCTCCCATTTTTTATGCTCACACACAAGGAGGACACGACATGGAAATTGTTTACAAGCGGGTAGATGAACTCGTTGAATACGAGGGAAATGCCCGCCGGAATGATGGCGGTGTCGCGAAGGTTGCAGAAAGCATCCGCGAGTTCGGATTCCTCAACCCTATCACTATCGACGCGAATAATGTCATCATCTCCGGCCACACCAGATTGAAGGCCGCGAAACGGCTTGGAATGACCGAGGTTCCCTGCATTGTTCAGGAAATGTCTGAGGAAGATGCCAAGTTGGCCCGGATCATCGACAACAAGAGCCACGAGTATTCCACGTGGGATGTCGGTAAGCTGCACAAAGAGCTGAGCGGCATCGGCATGGATTTCAAGACCACCTTCTTCACGCCGAACAGGGACAGAAAGTTCTTCACTGAGCACAAATGCCTCATTTTCGGCAGCACAGAACTTCCGCTGTCCGAAGAAGAATACGCCCGCCTGAAGGCCGTATACGACGCGTATATCGAAAAGAACAAGACCTACCTTGGTTTTGTCCTGTATCTGACGGGAGGTAATGCAGAATGAACATCAGAGAAGTTTCCGTATCCCGTCTGCGGGAATATGAGAACAACCCGCGAAACAACGACCTTGCCGTAGAGAAGGTGAAATACAGCATCGAGCGGTTCGGCTTCTTGTTCCCGGTTGTTATCGACATGAATTACACAATCGTGTGCGGTCACACCCGTGTGCGGGCCTGCCGTGAAATGGGAATCCAGACTGTTCCCTGCATCGTCGCAGATGAGCTGTCTGAGGAGCAGATCAATCTGTTCCGACTGGTTGACAACAAAACCAGCGAGTACAGCGACTGGGACTTTGAGAAGCTGAAAGAAGAACTGTCCCTCGTTGACCTCACGCTTGACAAGAACCAGCTGCTGTTGGATCGCTTCGAGCTGAGCACCGAGGTGTTTGACATCGAGCCGGAGCAGGCTGAGATCAAGATTCCGGCTTTCAACTTCATGGGCGTAAACGACAAGCCCAAGGCCAAGAAGCCCACCGTCCACACCGTTGACAGCAATTCCATCATCAACGCAGAAAATGATGCAGTTGCGGGCGGGTATGATGAAGTTGATACGGCCCCGACGCCGGAGGTTTCCTATCCCACGCTGGCGTCCCAGCCTGATGTGCCCGCCGCTTCCGTTCCCGCAGCCGAAAACGCAGCGTCCTATGAGGCCCCCGAAGCCGATGACGAGCCTCAGAAAAAGGAATCCAAAGCAGTTCTTCCGTTCTGTCAGTTCCGGTTCGGCGATGTGTCGTTCTTCATCTCCCAGGTGGAGATGGACCGGCTGAACGAGAAGTACAAGGAGTACATCGACTCTGGCGCAATTCTGGCGGAGAGCTTTGCGAATTATCTTCTGAAGGGGGTTGAAAACCGTGATTGATTTCGTGGAGAAGGTTCCGATCGACGAAGTAACCGGATCAGAGTACAACCCCCGCTCCATCACGCCAGAGGCGCTGGAAGCCCTTCAGCACAGCATCCGTCGGTTTGGCATGGTTAAGCCCCTGATTGTCAACTCCACCAACAATGTCATCACCGCCGGCCACCAGAGAAAGAAGGCGGCCACTGCCATCGGCTTGGAGTACCTGCCTTGTATCAGAATCAAAAGCCCCAATCTTCAGGACGAGATTCTGTTCAACCTGATGCACAACTCGATTGAGACCAGCAAAACCACGGTTCGCATCGAGGAGTTCACGGTGGGCGGCTACCACTATTGCCCCTCGGACAAAATCAAGATCGAGAGCGAGCCGCAGAATGTTCTCGTGTGCTCGGAGATCACCAAGCTGATGTCCCGCTACGGCGAGTGGGGCAGTGTTGTTACGGATGGGGATGGCAATGTCATCCTCAACTCCGAGTATGCCTACTGCTCCAAGAAGCTGGGCTACGGCGTTCTGTGCTACGCCATCCAAAACGAGGATGTTGCCGAGTTCCTCGAATGTATGGGCGTCGAGTACGGCAAGTACAACTTCGACAATCTCGGTGTTCAGACCTACCACCAGTTCCTTGCGCAGCCCAAGCGCCTGAGTACGGATGGCCGGCAGTCCAATTCTTCTGTCCTGTATGAGAAGTACCTGATTCCACGCTTGCAGCGGTCGGACAGTATCATCGACATCGGGGCGGGGCGCATGGCCTATGTGAAGCTGCTGAAATCCAAGGGCTACGACATTCATGCGTATGAGCCGTCCCTTATGGTGAAGGGCGCGAACAAGCTGGACATGAAGGGCATCATCGCCAACATTCTGAGCGCCGAGCGGCACGTCCGCACAGACGGATTGTTCGATTACTGCGTTCTGGAAGCCGTAATCAACTCTGTCGTGGACGATGAGTTCGAGAAGGCGGTTCTCACCGCCTGTAATGCCGTTCTGAAAGCCAGCGGCGTTCTGATTACCTGCACCAGAAACCTTGCGTATGTTGAGAAGGCATACGACAAAACCAAGCTGTCCGCCGGAGCGGGTGACTGCCTGTGGTATCTTGATGACAAGAACTACACGCTTGGCGTCACCAACGGCATCGTGTTTAAGCAGAAGTTCCACACCCGTGAGAGCTATGTTGCGCTCCTCGAAAACTATTTCGATGAGGTCGGCGTTCTGGCCTGCAATGCTGGGTATATCTACTGCGCCTGCATGAAGCCCAAGCAGCTTCCCGACGAAGTCTATGAGACTTATCTGGAAAAGGAGCTGAACATCGAGTACCCCGGCGGCTTCAAGCACAACAAGCACGTAGGTCTTATGACTGCCCTAATCGAAAAGGTAGCGGAGAGGTATGGCTAATGAGAAAAAGAGAAAGGACCTGTTCGAGCAGTGGATAGAATCTGGCGAGGTTGAAAACAACCTCCCCATTGTGCAGTCCCTCGCCATGCAGGGTAAGTCGATGGATGAGATCGCGAAAGTGTTCGACATCACCAGACGAACCTTGCAAAACCTCCAAAAAGAACACGCTGCTTTGGAGAAAGCCATCAAGAATGGCCGTCTTGCCGTTGTGGCTATGTGCCAGAACAAATTGATGGAGCGCGTGTCGAGTGGAGATACAACCGCCATAATTTATGCCTTGAAGGTGTACGGCGGCGACTTCTTCAACGACCGGAAAGCTGTGGAGGCCAAGATCACTGGAACTCCCCTTTCTGTCCAGCCGCAGGTCCAGATTTACCTGCCTGAGAGAGATTCGGAGGTTGGTGAGAATGGCAAAAAGAAAGACTGATTCCGGCAGCTGCCCGGTAATTATTCGCCCGCAAAAGGGAAAGCAGGAAATGTTTCTGCGGTCCCCGGCTGACATTTGTATTTATGGCGGCGCAGCGGGCGGCGGAAAGACCTTTGCGCTGCTGCTTGAATGTCTGCGGCACGTAGATAACAAACTGTTCGAGGCCGTAATATTCCGCCAGTCCAGACCGCAGATTATGAGCGCTGGCGGTCTGTACGCCACAAGCCAAGAGATCTATCCGTATCTTGGTGCGACAAGCGTTTTGACGCCAAATGTGCAGTGGCGATTTCAGTCTGGCGCCAAAGTGACGTTCGCTCATATGTTCTACGAGAAAGAGAAATACAACTGGCAGGGTTCTCAGATCCCGCTCCTGATGTTCGACGAACTCGTGCATTTCACGGAGAGCCAGTTTTTCTATATGTTCTCTCGTAACCGCTCAACCTGCGGCGTAAAGCCGTATATCCGCGCCACTTGCAACCCTGACGGCGAGAGCTGGGTGGCGAAGTTCATCGACTGGTGGATCGACCCGGAAACCGGGTACGCTGACGAAAGTAAATGCGGAAAGCTGCGATACTTCGTCCGGCGAAATAACATCATCCACTGGGCCGATACTCCGCAGGAACTGTACGAAACTTTCCGTCTGTATTCCCCGGAGGAGCAAGAAGACGTAAAGTCCGTATCCTTCATCAGCGCCAAGCTGACGGACAACGCCGCCATGATGAAACACGACCCTGGATACATGGGCGCTCTGAGAGCGATGTCTGAGTTCGACCAGGAACAGCTGCTGAACGGCAACTGGAAAATCCGAAGATCCGCCGGGCATTACTTCAAACGCTCCAAAGTCGGGCAGATGTTCCATGCGGTGCCTACCGACGTTGTTCGGTGGGTTCGTGCTTGGGACCTTGCCGCTACGGCGCCCGGTGAAGTGGACGAACTTGACGGACTGCCGCAGGCTCTACGTAAAAACAGTCGTAGCGACAGCAGCGCTTATACAGCAGGCGTTCTTCTCGGAAAGAGAAAGAATGGCCGGATCTTTGTCGCGGACGTCATAAATGTCCGCGAAAACGGCGCTGATGTGCGACAACTCATTCTGAACACTGCCCAGAGCGACAATGCGCTCTACGGAAATGTGACTATCCGACTTCCGCAGGACCCCGGACAAGCTGGAAAGGATCAGGCCCAGAGCTTTGTGAGAATGCTGGGAGGCTTCACTGTTACCACCTCGCTTGAAAGCGGAGACAAGGTAACAAGAGCAGAACCATTTTCCTCTCAGTGGCTTGCCGGAAATGTCGATGTAAAACTCGCAGAGTGGAATGACGAGTATTTCAGGCAGCTTGAAAACTTCCCCGTAGGGAAACTGAAAGATATGGTGGATGCGTCAGCAAACGCCTACCTTGAACTGGAAGAAAAGCAGCCGTTCGGCTTCTCTTTCAATTTCTAATCGAGGTGAAATATGAGAATCTTTAATCTTGAAATCACGCGCCGAAGTGTCCGGGACGAGTATATGAAAACCGCCAAGGATAACTTCGTTTCGCGCTGGGCGAGACCGCCCTCTTTGAACACGGCGCAGTGGCTGGATATGTTCTCCAAAAGCCCTCGACTTGCTGTGGTGGACCGTATTGCGAGCGACCTTGCCACCATCAGCGGGAAGCTGTTGAAAGTGGAGGAGGACGGAACAGAAACTGAGATTACGAGCCATCGTTTTCTCGATTTCATGGAGCAGCCCAACCCTCTGTACGAGATGACCAGCTCCGCCATCTGGCGACTACATGAGATTTATCTGATGCTCGTCGGTGAGAGCTTTTTCCTTATCGAGCGGGATGAACGGAATCGTCCCGTTGAGCTGTGGAATGTCCCCCCGCATTGGGTAAAGATGACGCCGTATCTCGGCAGCCCAACCTATACCATTGTCTCCCCCGGAGGGCTGACAATGCAGGTCCCCGTCGATGATATGTTCGTGATGAAGCAGCTTAACCCGCTCGACCCGTTCTTGCGCGGCCTCGGTATTGCCGAGAGCATAGCTGATGAGGTCGAAATTGACGAGTACGCCGCAAAGTTCCAAAAGCGCTTCTTCTACAACGACGCCACGCCCCCGGTGGTATTCCTCATGCCGGATGCCACGGATGACCAGCGGGATGCCTTTCTGGCCCGCTGGAACCAGAAGCATCGCGGAGTGGAGAACAGCCACCGAGCAGCTGCCTTTTCGGGCCGTGTAGATGTGAAAGAACTGGGGAGCAGCAACGGAAAGAACCTGAGCTTCGTGGAAAGCCGCATCGCAATTCGAGATGCTGTTCTGGAACACTTTGGTGTTCCGCGCGAGATCATGGGCATCACCGAGAACAGCAACCGCGCAACTGCCGACGCTGCGCAGTATATCTACGCCAAGAATGTACTCGCCCCGCGCATCAAAATGCGTGAGGAAGCCATCAACAAGCAGCTGCTCCCCCTGTTCGGAGACGGACTTATCTGGCGATTTGACCCTGTGATTCCCTACGATAAGGAGTTCGATAAGGCAAAGGCTCTCGACGGCTGGAACTCCGGCCTGCTCATGCAGAACGAGGCTCGGAGACTTCTGGATATGCCCGACATCGAAGGTGGGAATGTATTCAAAGTTTCCATCAACGACCTGTTCTTGAATGAAACAGACAGCATGGCTGACGTTTCTCAATCCATGCTCCAAGATGATCTTGCGTTGCAGCAGTCCTGGGGATGGGGAGAGAAAAAGAGGGCCAGAGTAAACCCCGAAGCTCTCGTCCGCCGCGAAGCTGAGGCCGAGCGGGCCGACGTGCGGCTTTTCGAGGCTGCCGTGACCAAACACTTCCGCGACCAGATCGACGCTGTGTCAGAGGCTCTCGGCCTCACGAGCAAGGCCGTCGCAGACGACGTATTCGAGGCACTGTCCCGGTTCCTCACAGACGACGGTATGTTCGACCCTGACCTGTGGGACGCTCTGCCAGAAGATGAGCAGCGCCGGATCACCGAGGCCATTGCCGATGGGCTGCTGGATTGGAACGCTGAAGCCGAGAAGTTGATTCAACTTTTTAACCCGATCTGGCGGAAAACCTACTCCGATGGCGTAAAAATCAGTGAGGAAATCTACAACCTCACTGAAGTGGACCGGCCTGAATTCGTAACCCACGCCAAGGTGAACGGCGGGCAAAGGATCGTCGGTATTGAACAAGCCACCAAGCGTAAGATTGCGGAAATCATATCGCGCGGAGTGGCGGAGGGTTCGAGCCAAGCCACCTTGCGGCAGTACATCAAGGACGAGATGAATTTTGCGTCTGCTGCCCGCGTGAAAACCATTGCGCGGCAAGAAACCATGACGACACTGGCCACAGGGCAGTTTGACATGATGAAATCTGCCGGCGCGAAAACTAAAACATGGCATCACAGGCCACAGAAAAACCCGAGGGACGGGTCGAATGGACCTAACCATGTAATCCTAAATGGCGAGACCGTGCCGATTGATGGCAGGTTCTCTAACGGTTTGCGCTATCCGCGTGATCCGCAGGACCCTCGCCCGGAAGAGCTTATCAACTGCCGTTGTTACCTGACATACGGCGGTTTTTAAGATTGCCCTAATCTCTGAGGAAAGGAGGTAAACCGTATGGCTATTAAGGGAAAACGAGCTGCCGGTGCTACGCCGGAGCCGAAAGCCTCTACTTGTGAGTACAAGGCGTTCAAGTTTGAACTGGAAAACTCTGATGAGAGTGGCGAGTTCTCTGGGTACGCGGCTGTGTTTGGAAACAGGGACAGCGGCGATGACATCATCGAGAAAGGCGCGTTCTCCAAGACCATCAGAGAGGATTTTGACCGAATCAAGATCCTCGCGCTGCACAACGATTGCTGGCTTCCTGTCGGCAGACCATTGGAACTGCGTGAGGATGAGAGAGGTCTTTTCATCCGGGGCAAAATCAGTGACACCTCTATGGGCCGCGACATCAAAACGCTGCTCAGAGACGGCGTACTGACAGAACTGTCTATCGGCTACGATGCAGTATCTTTCGACTTCGACAAAGATGATGGCGTTCGGCATCTGAAAGAAATCAGGCTGTGGGAAGTTTCCATTGTGACCTGGGCTATGAATGACCAGGCCAAGATCAACGAGGTAAAATCGCTCGCCGAAGATCTCCGTTCTGAGATCAAGGCTGGCAAAATTACCCGCGCACGGCTTGACGCTCTGAAACCCTTTATCGCAGTTGTCCGGGAACTTGCTGAAATCCTCGGCCCGTTCCTTGAACCGGCGCCGCCGGAGGAAACTCAGACCCAGAACAACATCCAAAAATCTGCGCAGAAACCTGAGCAGACCAAAACATCGGGGATTGTCTTCGAGATTGTCCCCTCACCTAACAGGAGGTAACGAAAATGAAACTTACTCAGGAACAGCTCGCCGAACTGATTGCGAAGGTGTTTTCCAATCTCGACGAGCGTCGCAAGGCTTGCAAGGAGGGCGAAGGTGCCCCCGGCGGCTTCTCCACCGATGATATTATCTCCGAGGTAAACAACATCCTCGGCGCGCTGGGTGACGAAGGCTTTGGCTCTGGTGAGAGCGAAGGCGACGGTGTTGCCGCAGCTGCTGTTACCGACCCGCTCGCTTTTGCCGCTCCCGCTGCTGGCGTCGTCGCTGAGAAGGGCGAAGGCGAAGACATGGGCGCTGCCGTGTCTCCCGAGCTGATCGCCAAGGTGATCGCCGCTCTGGGTGCTATGGGCGCTTCTGAGGGCGCCAAGAGCGCCGCTCCCGCCTCTGAGACAAAGGGTACCGCCGGTGTCACTGAGACCAAGGCGGCCCGCTCTGGTGAGCGTGTGGGCGCTCCCCAGCGCAAGTACGCAAGCCTGTTCCTCTCTACCGGCGCTTCTCGTGACGGTGTGCGGACTACCGGCTTCAAGGCTCGTATGGAATCCATGTCCGGCCCCGAGCGCCGCAAAGCTGCCTACGGTATGTTTGGCCGTGCTGTGAAGTGCATCCACGCATCCGGCGGCGACGCCGAGAAGGCCGCTTTCACTGCGGAGCGTAAATTCGGCGACACTGAGATGGCGCATGAGTTTAAGGCCCTGTCTGTGACCTCTCCTTCCGACGGTGGTTATCTGGTTCCCGAGGTGTACGCCAACGAGATCATCGAGCTGCTGTACCCCTCCACCGTTATTTATAGCCTGGGCGCCCGCCGGCTCGGCATGAATAACGGCAACCTGAACATCCCCAAGATCAAGACCGGTTCCCGTGCTCTGTTTACTGGTGAGAGCCGTTCTCTGCCCAAGTCCGCTCCCAAGTTCGGCAACCTGAAGCTGTCTGCCAAGAAGCTGACCGCCCTCATCCCCATGAGTAACGATCTGCTGCGCTCTACCAACTTCGACAACGACGTCATCGTTGGTCAGGATGTCACCAAGCAGATGGCCCTCGGCGTTGACTTCGGCGCGCTTCTGGGTTCCGGCGGTGAGTTCCAGCCTCTCGGTATCACCCGCAACAAGAACGTCCTGAATCTGGACGTGACCAGCCTCGGCACTGAATACGCCAGCACTGCCGGCGTCCTGACCGCCGCCTTCCCCAACTACCTCGTGGCTTCCGTCCTGAAGAACAACGTCTATGCCGACGGTCTGGGCTTCGTGTTCAACACCAGCGTGGAACAGTTCTTCAAGTCCCTTCGCGACAATGTTGGCGGCTTCATCTTCGCTGACGAGATGAACAAGAACGGCACTCTGGTTGGCTACCCCTACAAGACCACCAACCTGCTGGAAACTGTGGGCGGTAAAACCCAGATCATCTTCGGCAACTGGAACGATCTGGTTATCGGCGAGCAGGGCGCTCTGGAAATCGAGACCAGCCGTGAAGGCTCTTGGACCGATGACGCCGGCAACCTGATCTCCGCTTTCGAGAACGACCAGACGCTGGTTCGCGCCATCAACAATGTGGACACCGGCCTGCGCCATGACGAGAGTTTCGCCGTGGCCTCCAAGGTTTCTGTCCCCGTGTAATAGGAGGTAAACAGCAATGAAAAGAGAACTGCTTCAGAACGTCAAAGTTCTGCCCTACACCTCTGGGGAGGCCATTGACCGGTCCGGTTTCCTGTCCGGCGTGATTGGCGCCAAGATCGGGACCGCCGGTGCGCTGACCCTGACCGTCACCCACAGTGATGACAATTCCGATTTCGTCCCCGTAACCGATGTTCAGGTGTTTCCTGAGAAGCAGACCGAGGGCGGTACCTTCACCACTGAGGAGCTGGCAAAAGATGATGTCGTGAACATCGACATCGACCTGCTGGGTCTGAAGGACTTTGTGAAGATTACCGCCTCCGGCGCTGCCGCTACCGGCACTGCCCTGTCCATCGCTCTCGGCGACAAGCACACCCAGCCCGTGTAACGGAGGGAATGACCATGCCGAGAATCTACAAACCTGTCGGGCCTTCCGCCAACAAGGCAACTGGCCCCAGCAGCAACAAGGCCCCCGGCCCGGCGGCACCCGCACCCGCCGGGGGCGTAAAGCCCGACGACAAAAAGAAAGACGCTGGCGGCGAGAAATAATCTTGCCGCCTCTCATTTAGGAGGTCTATATGCTTGCAGACAATGCGCTCACAACCCTCGACAGAATGAAGCTGATGCTGGGGTTGGCAGGAGTAGAGGATGCTCAAACTGATGAGGTCATCACGCTCCTGATTAACCGGGCGTCCTCGTGGATCGAGCGCCAGATCGGCAGGCATTTGGGCCGCCGGTCTTACCGGCAAAAATACGATGCCGACGGACAGCAGGAACTCGTCACTCTGGAATACCCCATCATCAGTGTGGAGTATGTCAAGGAAGACGGCAAAGTAGTTGACCCGAAAACCTATGACTTCTCGCAGGACGGACAGATCGGGGTGATTTACCGGGACGAGGGCTGGCTGAAAGCAGGATACCGCAGAGGTCTGGCCTACGACATTGTAGCGCCCAAGAGGGCCATCGAAGTGAGCTACACGGCGGGATATGTTTTACCAAAGGATGCCACTGCCGATGACCCTCAGACCCTGCCTGCGGATCTTGAAGGGCTGATTTGGGATATCGTCTCTCAGGCGTATACCAATCTGCAAAATGGTTCTCAGGGGCTGTCGTCTTTCTCTATCTCTGACGTGACATGGAATTTCGACAAGTCTCAGCCTGAATCTTGGTCCCAGATTATCAATATGTATCGGAGGTATTGATCGTGGACACCAATGCGATACTCAGCGACTTTGAGCGCCTGAAATCCGCCTGCCGTGAGATGGCGGGCAAGAAAATCATTGTCGGGATTGTGGGCGAGGCAGATTCGGAAGTTATCGCGATTGCCCACGCGCATGAGTACGGTACTGATAAGCTGCCAGAACGCTCGTTCATACGAGCGAGTTTCGATGCCGACCAAGAAAAGCTCAGCGGCATTGTTACAAAGCAGGTAGACAAGGTTCTGACAGGTGAAACATCCGCAAGTTCCGCAGCGAACGCCATTGGGGCGCAGGCTGCTCAACTCGTGCAGAACTTCATCGACGATAACCGTGTCAAGCCGCAATCTGATTTCTCAAAGAAAACGCAGCACACGACGCTGTATGAAACAGGTACTCACATCAGAGACCGCATCGCGTACAAAGTGGAGGAGTAATCTATGCTTCGTGCAACACCAAGACTTCCACGAGCGCTTTTACACATTCTGACCGTGACAGACCGCACATTCGAGCGCGGCCCCGGCGGGCAGTCGAGGCCCGTGGAAAAACCGGTAAAGAGCTTCTGGGGCGTAGTGCTCCCCCTTTCCAACTTGGATTGGAAGATGCTTCCTGAAGGAACCTACACACAAAACTCTCAGAAGCTGTACACCGATGACCCGATCGACATTTCTCCCGGACAGATTATCCGAGACACCTACGACGGTCAGCAGTACACCGTCACGCAAAAACTGTCGCACAACTCTATTCACCCCATGCTCCGCTTTTTGGTGGAAGGGGTGGTAAAGAAATGACGCTGGAACAAGCTCGCAACGCAATCGTTGCAGGACTGGAAGCCCACATCGGACGACCGGTTCGGCTATCTGAGCAGATCGAAGATATGCCAGATTATCCGTATTGCTATTACAGCATTCTTGCTCCGCGAATTTCAGAACACGCTTTCGGCTTGCAAGAGCTGATCGAGAAAGACGGAGAGTTCATCCGTCGCAGGTCAGAACCTGTGATGGCTACAATGTCCTTCACTTTTTGCAGCATGAACCGTGAAACTGAAAATGGTTTTGTGTACGGAGAGGATGAAGCCCTCGCCCTTTGTGAAAAAGGCTTAGGCTTTTTCTTGCTGAACGGACACAACATCAGAACCGAATTTGGCGATGTTGTTGTGAATAATGTGGGCGCCGCCGCAAACCGCACCAGCTTTCTCGTAGAGGATTCCGTTCGCCGGTATGGATTCGACATCCGCATCTCGTTTGTCAGAACCGATGAGATGCCGACAGTAACAGTCGAGCGAGTAAACGATCCTTCGGGAAATGCTCATTCATAAGAAGGAGGAAGCCTTATGGCAAAAGACATCATCGTCGTGGTGCAGCGAGACGCGCTGCCCACTGAAAAGGAGAGCCTCGACATCCTTCTCGTGTCCACCACCGGCGAATATCCGGTGAACACGTACCGGGATCTGGCGAGTGTTGAGGCCGTGTTTGGCCCCGACGGGCCTTGCCCCAACTCCAAAATCGTTCGCAAGGTGACAACCTTGCTAAATCAGGGTAAAACGACCCTCGCGGACACCCTTATCAGCAAGTTCAAAATCGTAGGCTTTGAGCCTCCCAGCGCATCTCCTGCCGTGACCGCAACCTTCGCTGTAACATTCGCGGAACCGCAGAGTGTGGACGCAAGCAAGGAGCTGTGGGCGAGAATTGGCGGAGACGGCAAGGCCCTTGTGAAAGTGACCGCCAAATCAGCCGTAACTACCGCAGCACAGTTTGCCGCGTTGTTTGATGGAACCAGCTTTGAGATTGGCGGGAAAACTTACTCCGGCGCGGCTGTGGGTGATACCGTCCTCTACACGGCTACCGTTTCCGGTGAAGCAGATTCCATCCCCGAGCGGGTTGAAATCTTCGAGGACGAAGGCATGACCACTCCCTTCGCCGCCGAACTGACTGCGGAGTTTGTAAACGGCTCGGACGAGATCAGCGCTGCTGATAATCTCGTAAACGCCATCAAGCAATTTCAGACGGAGGTAACGAATGACTGGTACTACCTGCTGACCGACAAGGACGACGACGAATACGTCATTGCCCTCGCGAAGTTTGCGGAGGCCAGTGAACCTACTGAGGCAGAGCTTGGTGCTGGTGTTGAAGACCACCGAAAGTTCTACATGGGGCAGACCAGCAATAAGCAGCTCGTCAGCTCCACCGCTCGGGCCGCTGTAATCTACACGGATGAGGAGTATCTGAACGAGGAACCGGACGCCTCTTACACCGGAAATGTGGGTCCCTTTTATCCGAAGGCGGTCACTTGGAAATTCAAGCGCCCCCAAGACGGCAACGCCAACACCAGCGAGGGTGAGAAACTCATCTCGCTCCCGCGTCTGACCGACGCCGAGCGGGAGCAGCTTCTGGAAAACCACGTGAACTTCCTCACGGAGGAGTACAAACGCCAGTATGTGAAGGAGGGCGTGTGCCTCAACGGCGAGTTCATCGACGTTGTTCTCGGCGGAGACTGGATCGCAAAACGTATGCGTGACCTGCTCTACGACATCATGCTCGAAAACGCCAACATCGACTACGATGATGCCGGCTTCGGGCTGATTGCATCTGCCGTCTTGCAGGCTCTCGCCGAGGCCGCTGACGACGACCACAAAATCGTTGCCGTTGACCAGAAAAGCCGCGCCGGGCTGTACACCGTCACTATCCCCAAGTTTGCAGACGCCACGGACGATCAGCGCCGGAATCGCGTTATGCCCGACATCTACTGGGAAGCGCAGCTCTCTGGCGCCGTGCATCAGGTTAAAACCAAGGGCGTCCTCCGCGTTTCTCTGTAAAGAAGGAGTGTGAGAAACTATGTTACAGACCTACGATCCCCAGAAGGTAAACGTGACCTTCAACAATCATCAGCTCCGTATGTTCGGTGACAGCTTGTTCACCCTTGCAAGAGACGAGGATAACGTGACGCTGAAGAAAGGCGTGAAGGGCGACGGGACCTACATCCTGAACGCCAACAAGGCTGCTAAGCTGACCATCACGCTTCAGCCCGATTCTCCGGACATCTCGTTCATCGAGCGGTGCGCCGAGCAGAACACAATGGGCAATCTGGCTGTCACGGATGCCAATGACAACGGCACTGTGATTTTTGCCCGGAATGTGATGGTGTCCAAGCTGCCCGACCGCTCCCGTGCGAAGGAAGCTGCGGACGTTTCCATCATCTTTATCATCCCGGATCTGACGCTGCAAAACTGAAACATTGGGGTGATACATCTGAATTAAAGTCTAACATTAGACACGAAAGTCGAAGTTTAGGCGGGAAATTCAACCCAATGTTTCAGCCCCCGAATGTTTCAAAGTTTCGCCAATGTATCGGCAATGTTTCACCCAAAATCCCCGTATTTACTGGGGTTTTGACCGTTTTGAAACATTGAAACATTTATTCCTAATAATATCTAAAATAGAGTATTTAGGCGTATTCGTGTGCAGCACGTATACGCCTATTCTCTCTAATACGCCTAATTCGTGCATAGTACGCGCGCGCGAAACGGCTGAATGTTTCAGAAGGAGTGTTGACCTATGGCCCGTACTAAAACAGTCACCGTCGGTGGCGTGGATTACCAGCTTCAGAGTGTCACCTTTTCGTGGTACTCGAACCTGACTGACCTCTACATCAACCCCGCCAATGGAAGAAAGAATACCGCGAAATACGCGGACGCACTCATCAAGGGCTGCGTAACTGCGCCCGTGGAAGTCTCGAAGGGCGGAATCCGTTACTTCGACGATCAGGATGATCTCGCAACGCCGGGTGAGCTGGTACGCGAGATCGAAAACTTTCTTGCGGAGCGAGCAAAATCCTAAAGCCGCCGAGAAACGAGCGCGCAGGAATGAACGCTTTTGGCGGATGACATTCTGCATGGGGGGAATCAGCTATACAGAGCTGAAAGAAATGGATCTGTTTGAGTTTACAGAAGCTGAGCAGGCCCGCCTCCTGTGGCAAAATGAGTGGAATAAAAAATCCTGATGGAAAGGAGGGATGATGTGTGGATGAGGCTCGCAGCTTAACATACAGCATAAATGTCGAGGCCAATACCTCGCGGGCAGAGAGCAGTATTCGCAATCTGACCAGCGGCCTTGGCGGACTGAATGGTGCCGGCAGCCGCATCACTGTGGACGCTGACACATCCGGCGCTGAATCAGGCATCCGAGGTGTAACAAGCAGCCTCGGCGGTGTCCAGACGCAGGCTAATTCTGTCGGGAATGCGTTCCGCGCATCATTCCTCCGGGGTATCGACAGCGGAGACAGCTTCTCATCGTCTGTGCGGCAGGGCGTCGGCGGGGCTTTCGATTATGTCACTGGCAAGGTGCGTGATTTTGCGAATAATACGGCGTCCAATATCGCCAGTATCGGATCGAAGTTTGCTCACCCCATCAGTACCATCCGAGACGGCTTTGGCAACGCCGTACAGAACGCCAGGTCTCGCCTGATTGATATGGCGAGAAGTGCGCAACAAGCAGCCACCCAGACAGATGATCTCGGAAATTCGGCGGGCGCCGCCCGCAGAGATGTTGATGGGCTGGGCGCCGCTGCTGATTCTACGAACGACAAGTTCAGCAGGCTTGGCGGTGTTCTGAAAGGAGCCGGTGCTGCAATCGGAGCCGTGAGCGCCGCTGCGGTGGCCGGGGCCATTGCCATCGGCAAACAGGTCGTGTCTGCCTATGCCGACTATGAGCAGCTCGTAGGCGGTGTAGACACGCTGTTCAAGAGCGCGTCTGGTACGGTGCAGCAGTACGCTTCAAACGCTTTCCAGACCGCTGGTATGTCGGCGAATAACTACATGAATCTCGCTACGAGTTTCTCGGCGAGTATGATAAGCTCCCTCGGCGGCGATACCGCAGCGGCTGCTAAGCAGGTTGACCTGGCAATCACAGACATGGCCGACAACTCCAATAAAATGGGTACGAGCTTGGAGGATATTCAAAACGCCTATCGCGGATTCTCCATGCAGAACTACACCATGTTGGACAACCTGAAGCTCGGTTACAGTGGCACTCAGGACGAAATGCAGCGACTGCTGGATGATGCGGGTAAGTTGGCTGGTACGAAGTTCGACATCAACTCCTTTGCGGACATCACCGAGGCCATCCACGTCATTCAGACGGAGATGGGCATTACCGGCACCACCGCGAAAGAAGCCGCTGAGACGATCAGCGGCTCATGGGCCAGCACAAAAGCTGCCGTGGAAAACCTGTTTGCCGGCCTCGGTAATGAAAATGCTGACATTGGCAAGCTGGTGAACGACGTCACGGCCAACTTCGGAAATGTCGTGAAGAATGTCACGCCGGTCGTAGAAAACCTTGCCGCTGCTCTCCCGGAGGCGCTGGGGCAGGCAGTCCCTGCAATCAGCGGGTTGCTTCCGCCCATTGTGGAGGCGGCTGCCGGCATCTTCGACGAGGTGCTCAGCTCTCTGATCGGGCTGCTGCCTGAGCTGGCTCCGGTTGCGGTTGATGCGGTGTTGATGATTGCGCAGACCCTTGTAGAGAATGTGCCGGTCATCGCAGATGCCGCCATTCAGTTGGTGGACAGCCTGATTACATCGGTCGGGCAAATGCTGCCGACGCTCATACCGGAGTTCGTAAACGCTATCGTGTCCGTGGCAACATCTCTGATTGAGAATGTCCCGATGCTCATAGAGGCGGGTATGCAGCTCCTGAGCGGGCTGGCAGAGGGTATTATGACCGCTCTCCCGATGCTGATTGAGCAACTCCCGCTTATCATCGACGGCATCATTGTGGCGCTCACAGAGAGCCTGCCGCTGATTCTGGAACAGGGCGCAGCGATCATTATGAATCTCGTACAGGGTATAGTTGACACGGTGCCTCTGCTGTTGGAACAGCTGCCGGTCATCATTGAATCGCTCATCACTTTCTTCACGGAGAATATGCCGATCATCATGGAACAGGGCATCCAGATTCTCACCAATCTGGCGTTTGGCATCATTCAGGCTATCCCCATTCTGCTGGAACAGCTGCCATCCATCATCACCTCGATTACTGGGACGATAGCAGAGAATATGCCGCTGATCCTTGAAACCGGTGTGCAGCTTCTGCTTCAGCTGGCGAGCGGCATCATTCAGGCCATTCCTCAACTGGTGGCACAGCTCCCGCAGATCATTTCTGCAATCGTGAGCGGCATGAGCGCCTTGATGGGTGGTATCGTGGACATCGGCAAGAATATCGTTCAGGGTATCTGGAACGGTATTTCTGCGATGGCAGGTTGGATTAAAGACAAAGTGGCCGGATTCTTTGGCGGCATCGTTGATGGTGTCAAAGGTCTTCTGGGCATCCACAGCCCGTCCACTGTTTTTGCCGACCAAGTTGGTAAGAACATGGCGCTCGGTGTTGGAGAAGGCTTCGATAAGTCGATGGGCGGTGTCAAGAAAGACATGGAGAATGCCCTTCCTACCGAGTTTGATTTGCCGACAAAAGTATCGTCTGACGTGTCGTATAGCGTGATGCCTGTTGTGGCCGACGTCAACACTCCTCCTGTTTCGGATGTTTCGTACAAGGTCAATCCGGTTGTTGGAGATTTCAACCCCGTTGATCTCGGTGGGCAGGCTATGCAAGTCATCATGGTAAGCCCTGAGCTTATTCGCTTTTTGGCGGATCAGAAGCCTGCGGACGAGGTAAACGGTCCTAACACCGAAGGATCGGATGACGATGGGGACAAGCCAAAAGTAGGGCCGCCGCCAGGGGATGTATCGCCTGATGGCGATTCCCCTGCCAGTCCAGCTCCGGTATTCTCCCCGAGCATCGTAGTTCACGTGTATGGGGAAGTTTCCGAGGAAACCGTGGACAATATGCGTGATTCTCTGCGTGACACTGTTCGTGAGCTTTACGACGAGTTCCGCGAGGAGGAATTGCAGCAGATGTCCTTGAAGAACCAGTATTCGTTCTGATAGGAGGTGTCGGAATGGCGTATACGCTCACCGGTAGAAAGGGCGGGACAGTTCGTTTCGTACCTTTCGAGAACGGTGTGGTCGAGAAAGAGAGTGAGAGTTACAGCAGCTCTGTCACCTCGAACCCCGTGGAGAGCGGGGCTGATATCAACGACCACGTGAACAACGCTGCGGGGCAGCTGACTATTTCAGGCACCATCGTGGGCGGGGACAGCGCGATCAACGCACTGAAAGCCATGCGGGATTCGCGGGATATCATCACGTACACCGGCGTGACCCGCATGGCAAACCTCGTCTTTACCAGTCTGAAATTTGACCGCAGCTATAAGAACAGAAACGGCGCGTCCTTCTCGGCCACGCTGAAACAAGTACGGCTGGTTTCTTCTGAATTCGTGCCGATGGATTCGGAAGTGCTGATGTCCAGTCAGGACGCCGGCAAAACAGATAACCAGCAGCTGGCGCAAACAGCCAGTGTGGGAATGACAACGGTTTCTCTGCAATCGGTCAGCTCCGCAAGCGCAGAGCGGTACAGAGAAGCCTATGATACGCCGAGCAGCTCGGCTCCGCTTACGCGGAGCACGGGCGGCTATGACGGTCTGGAAGCCAACTGACGGAGGTGATAGAGTGTGGCGCTGCAACTGATTGACCTGAACGAGGACATTGAGTACATCAACATTGATGTGTCGAAAGTGCCGTACTCATTCTCTGTCAAGCTGACGGATAAGACATACACGTTCACTGTCAAGTACAACGAGATCGGCAAGTTCTTCACCGTTGACCTGCTGGACCTGAACGGCGACGTTTTGGTATTTGGCGAGGTTATTCGCTACGGCAGGGCGCTGTTCAACGTGGTAGAAGACGAGCGGTTTCCGCTGCCTGTCATCATCCCCGTCTGCATAACCGGCGAGGAAATCTCGGAGGTAACGCCGGAGAACTTCGGAAAAGAAGTCAAGCTCTACCTCTACGAAAGGAAGGTGGAGTGATATGGCGTTTTGGATTCGGGAAGCCACGCTGGTTATCGGGAACAAGAAATATTCACTTGCGGATCTGGATTTCAAGTTCAGCATCCCGTTTGATGACAGCGATGAGCCGCCGGTGGCTACGGTGACGGTGACGAACCTCTCCGCCAATACTCGCGCCGGCATCAAGAAAAATGACCCCGTCATCCTCAATGCGGGATACGAAGGCGATGTCGGCTGCATCCTGATTGGGAAAGTAGTCGGCCTGAAGCACAAGCAGTCCAATGTGGACTGGACCTCCACGCTGACGATACAGCCTTGTGCCGATGAAATCCTCGGCAAGCTCATCAACAAGACCTACGTGCAGAACTCTAAGGCGTCAGCCATTGTGAAAGACCTGCTGAACATCTTCGGCGTCGAGGTCTCAAAATGCGAGCTGACCACCGACGTGAGTTATCCGCGTGGGCGGGTATGCCGGGGAAATCTGAAGCAGGTTCTGACGGAGATCGTGGTGAATGAGTGCAAGAGCCGTTTCATCATACGGACTACGGGGCAAATCTACATCACCAAGTCCGATGACGGAATCGACAACGGATTGACCTTGACGCCCTCGAACGGGCTGCTCAGAGCAGATGAGGAAAAGGTTCAGATTCCCGTTGAAACCGACCTGAACTCGCAGACAACTGGGGAGGACCGGGAGGAAGACACTATTTCCCGCTCCTGCCTGCTCAACTATCGTGTGGCAACCGCAGAGGTCATCAAAATTCAGTCTGCTGACCTGAATGGCCGCTTTATTGTCGTGGAAGGCAAGCATAGCGGCGGCAGGACAAGTGACTGGGAGACTTCGATGGAGCTGCGACCGTACTGAGGAGGTGTGCCGGTGGCAAACGTAAAGCCATATAACTACCAGCAAATTCACGACCGGAAGCTGGCTGAATCCATTTGCGTGGCGGCAGTCGTGTCGGTCAAGTCATTCGACCCAGCCAAGATGACGGTGGATGTACAGCCCCTGTCGAAACATTTGCAGAACGGGAAGTATGAAAGCCAACCTCCCATTCTGAGCATACCCGTCGCTTGCACTCGGAGCGGCGGGTTTATCATACGCCCTTGGATAAAAGCGGGCGACGTGGGAGTGGTGGTCTATCTCGATCACGATATGGACAGTACGGTGAGCGGAGGCAAAGAAGCTCAACCGCTCACCGAACGAAACCACGCAACCACGGACGCTGTTTTCATCGGCGGAATCGTGGCGGGTGACTACGCGGTGCGGGGTCTTCCCGGCGAGAGCCTCGTTCTCGCAACGGACGACGGTAGTGTTTATGTTGCAGTCACGAAGGCCGGGGTGCAAATCTTGGGCGACGTCCATGTGGAAGGGAAAATCACAGCTTCAAAAGACGTCGTTTCTGAGGAGCGCGTCAGCGGGGCGCACCACAAACACCCTGGCGATTCCGGCGGCGTAACCGGTGAACCTATGTAGGGAGGTGATTCACGTGGGAGACAACATGACACTGCTGATTGACCCAGAAACTCGAGACCTTGTTCTGGACGAGGATGGTCACTTCCAGAAGATTTTTGACCGGGACACTACGGTTCAAAATGTCCGTCACGCTCTCCTGACGTGGAAAGCCGAGTTCTTTGCCGACGAAACGCACGGCACGGACTATGAACGGATTCTCGGTGTAAATCAGAACGACGTGGATGAGGAGGAGATCAAAGAGATCATGCGGGAGGCTATTTTCCAAGAGCCAGATGTATCCCGCATTGATTCGATGTCCGTATCCTGTGAGCGCAGAGAGGTCTCTGTGGCTTTCTCAGCTACGTTGGTGAACGGCGAAACTATCACATTGGAGGTGACAGCATAATGGCAAAAACAACGGACTGGGGCTTGACTGACGCCGGTTTTAGACGCCCCACTTACGCTGAACTACTGGACGCGCTCGAATACAAGGCCAGAGAGCTGTTCGGTTCAAAAGCAAACCTTACCGTGCGCTCTCCGCTCGGTATCTTCCTGCGGATTTTTGCATGGATGCTCAACCTCCTGTTCTCGACCCTCGAAGATGTCTACAATAGCCGGTTCGTTGATACCGCAGTCGGCCACAGCCTGTACAACCTCGGTCGAGCGATTGGGCTGCGGCTGCTGGGGGCGCAGAAAGCCGTGGGCTACCTCACCTTTACAGGCGAGATAGGCGCGGAGGTCCCGGAAGGCTACCTTGCCGAGACTATCGCGGGCCAGCAATATATAACGCTTCAGTCTGGCGTGATTTTGGATGGGAGCATTACGCTTCCGGCTTCCGCAGTCGTAGCTGGCCCCGATGGCAATACAGAAGCGGGGACGATTACAGTTATCACCAACCCGAAGAACGGTATCTCCGCCGTGTCAAACGCTGCTCCGTTCGAGGGCGGGCGGAACACAGAGACTGATGCTGAGTTCCGCGCCCGGTATTACATCTCTACGGATTTTGCCGGCGGCGTCAACATTGACGCGATTATCGCGGCGATCTACGAGAACGTAGAAGCCGTCATAGCTGTAACCGGAGAGGAAAATGATACCGACGAAATAAACGCCAGCGGCTTGCCGCCCCATTCCATAGAGCTGGTGGTGTACGGAGGGCTGGATGAATCCATCGCCACCACTATCCACCGCCGGAAAGGTGCCGGCATCCAGACCTACGGAAACGTATCTGTGCCGGTCGTGGACGCCTCCGGGCGGATCAAGGCCATCAACTTCAGCCGGCCCACTCCGGTGAACGTGTGGATCAAGGTGTTCAACCTCCAAACTGACAACACCTTTCCGTTGGACGGCGTGGAGCAAATCAAGCAGCGGCTTACCGAGTACATCGGTTCCGACACGCGCGGCGGCCTGAACATCGGCCAAAACGTCGTGTGCGTGGCCCTGCCCACCGAGGTTTTCAAGGTCCAAGGTGTCGTAGACTTCGACCTGCAAATCAGCTCGGACGGAGAGACTTTTAGCTGGAAAAACATCACCATCGCCGCCCGCGAGAAAGCGGTAACGGATGAGAGCATGGTGGTGGTCGCATGAATAAGTTCCTTTCCAAAATGCTGTATGCGCTGACCAGTGCGTACAGCAGAAAAGACTACGACAATGTGAAGCTGGGCCTACCGCTGGAAACCGTTATCGGAAAGCTATTTTCGATTCTGGCGTGGGGCCTCGAAACTGTCGAGGAGCAGGCTGCGCTGGTAAAGCTGTGGGATGACCTCGACTATGCCTGCGGCTCTGTGCTTGACCGCTACGGCGCGAATTTTGGCGTCAAGCGGGTCAGCTCTGATGATAGGTTTTACCGCCTCGCAATCAAAGTGAAAATCATGGCGCAGCTTTCGGGCGGCGACACAGATACGGTAATTCGGGCGGCAGCTATGCTGCTTGATGTAGAGCAGAGCGATGTTGAACTGGATGATGTATTCCCAGCCAAGATTGCTCTGTACGTGGATATGGCTCTGCTTTCTCCCGATCGGGAGGAACTGATCGAGCCGATAGCCTATGCCATCAAGCGTATTCTGGTGGCCGGTGTCGGGATGCGGCTTTATCTTCGCACCTACCGCACCTACCGCTATGACCTGACTTTGCTGCACTGCGGGTTTGTGGACGCCGATGTGTCCGCTGTGCCGGTGAGCCAAGACAGAGAAAGCACAGACGTGCTGGGCGTCCACTTCGGCGGGTTTGCGGGGGCGAAATTCGAGCCTCCTCCGTTCAGTGCTGATAGAACCGCCCAGATGCCCGTCCAGCTCTTGCGTGGAGCCGTTCAGACACCTACTGTGACATCTACCCCGCCCCCAGAAAGGAGGGCGCACAGAGGCCGCCAGGACGGCGCAGGAGGGGCTGTCTATCACACGCGAATCAAGGCCAAAAGAATTGATTAAGAAGGAGGAGCGATTATGTCCAAGTTTGAAGACGGGAGCTACGGTTCCCTCACCGGCGTGAGCCTGATTGGAAAAGTCCTCGCGGGTAGATGCTCGATGAAATACACGAGGGCGGCAGCAGGCAGCGGCCAGATTCCAGAGGGTTTGACGCCCAAGACCATGATGGAGCCTGCTGGCTACGTCATGGATGCGATGATTGCCGCAGTCACCAATCCCGTGGACGGCGAGTGCCAAGTCACGGTGCAAATCAAAAGCGACAACGTGGCGGCGGGTTTCTACCTGACGAACATCGTGCTGTTCGCCGAGGACCCGGATGAGGGCGAAGTCCCGTTCACCTATCTGTCCCTTGAAAACGAACCGGAGTGGATTCGGCCTGCCAGCTCCATCGTTGGCAAGCTCGCCACGTTTGACCTCATCGCCGCAGTTGGTGACGTAGATGCCGTCACTGCGATCATCGACCCGGAGGCCATCGCCACCGTTTCTCAGGTGCAGCAGATGATTGCCGACCACAACTCAGACCCCAACGCCCACGGCGGCAGTCTGGGCGGCGGTGGCGATGTGGCCGAGGTCGAAATCACGATTCCCGCCGCCGGCTGGGCCAGCAGCGCGGATTTGGAAGATGCAGAAGACATTGTGGAAGGAGAGCTTTATCTGGACCTCCCCGTTGAGGAGGCTGTTGAGGGCTTGATTCCGCAGGTCATGTTGCATAAAGCCGCCCAGAATATCGCAAAGGCAGCCGGCATGAGCACATCTTCCCGTGTGCTTGACGGCGCTGTGCGGTTCTGGGTGCAGCAAGCGCCGACGGAGGACATGGCGGCTACCCTCGTGTTGCTGTCTGCCGACGGCGGCATCAGTGGAGGGGGTGGCACCTATGTATTGCCAGTAGCAACTAAGGACCGCTTGGGCGGCGTAAAACTCGGCGACGGATTCTCCACCACGCCCGATGGCACACTCTCGTATGAAGGCTCCGGCCTTCCCGACGAGGCCATCGTGACCACCGGCGACACGGAGCAGATGCTTGACGAGGTGTTCCCGCCCGAGGAAAACGAACCGCAAAACTAAGAAATAGGAGGAGACCGAAATATGGCTTATGACGAGACCAAGGTCGTAAACGTAAAAGCCCTGAAGGACACGGCGACCCGCATTAAGACGGAATATCTCGCCGCAATTTCCAAAGCGGGCCATGCCCGCTTCCAGAAGTCCGATACCGTGCCTGACGCTGGCACGGCTGAGGAAAACGTGCTGTACCTCGTCCACAACGATGAGACCGGCCATTACGACGTGTACGCCCTGATTGACGGTGTGGTCGAGCTGCTCGACGATACCACCGTCAGTTTGGACGGCTACGTAACCGACGATGATCTGGCTGAGGCGCTCAACGGCGTGGGCGGCGGTGCGGTGTACACCGGCACCAAGACCGACCTTGAAGCGACCGACGCTTCGGTCATCGAGGCGTACTTCACTGAGCACAGCGACATTACCCCGAAGGCCGGAGATATGTTTGCTGTGGTCACTGTGGTGGACAGCATCACCTATGAGATGACCGCCTACCGTTTCGACGGCGAGGACTGGGTGAGCATCACCGGTAATGTGGATGCCGACAAGGTGATTATGCCGGAGGACATCACGCTGGCCGGAAACTACACCCAGTTCGGCAACCTGACCAAGAACGCGGACGGCACCGCCACTCTCAGCTCTAAGGGCAAGAGTGTGCTGGACGTGTTCACCGAAATCCTGAGCAAACGCCTTCAGCCCACTATCACCGCCCAGCCCAGCATCAGCGGGTTCAACCTGTCCGGTGCAAAGGCTGTGGAGGCCGGCACCTCTCTGGCGTCTGCTGCGTACACGGCAGGCAATCTGAACCCCGGCAGCTACCAGTACGGCCCGGAGACCGGTGTCACCGCCTCCAACTGGGTGGTGCAGCGTATCACTGACGGCGGCACTGAGCAGATCGCCAGCGTGGACGCTGCCAGCCTGAGCGCCGGTTCCGATAACAATGGCGGCAATGGCTTTATCATCGGAGACCAGGGCGGCGAGAACGTCGTGGCGTCCCTGAAGTACAAGGCCATCGCCACTCACGGCGCTGGTGTGACTGCCAACGACAACCTCGGCAGCGCCTCTGACCCTGCCGTGAACATCGCTTCCGGTACGAAGGAGAAGACCACCGGGGCCTACACGCCCTACCGGAACTACTTCTACGGGGCCACCACAGAGAAGCCCACCGTTGACAGTGCCTATATCCGGGGTCTGACCAAGAGCAACAAGGCGTATGCCGCCGGTACGCTGACTATCAACGTCCCTGCCGGGGCGCAGCGTGTGGTCATCGCCTGCATCGCTGGCAAGACCGGCGTGACCAAGGTCATCAACGAGACCGCGATGAACGCCGACGTGACCGGCACCTTTACGCAGTCTTCCGTCAATGTCGAGGGCGCTGAGGGCTACACCGCCGTTGCGTACAACGTGTGGGTGTTTGAGCCTGCTGTGCCTTACGAGAACGCCGCGACCCTGAAGGTCACGCTGGGCTGAGAGGAGGGAATGAAGTATGGCTATCAACGGTTCTGACAAGAGTTTTGCCTTTATGGAGTTCCCGCTGAGTATGTCCCGGCAGGATGCTTTCCCGCTGGACAAAAACTCGGTGTTCTACTCTATGTCCGACGCGCAAACCTACGCACAGACCAACCCGACCGCCTATGTCGGTCAGGTCATCGCTGTGGTGGAGGAAGGCGTCTCCACCGTCTACCAGATTAAGAACGCCGCCGGCGAGCTGGAAGCTCTCGGCACCGGAGACCTCGAAGGCGACGTGGACGCCATCGTGGATGACCGTATCGCCACTGACGGCGAAGTCGCTGAGATGATTTCCGAAATCTTTGGCTCGGAAGACCCCGAAGCCTGAGATAATACCAAAACTTATTAGGAGGATTTTATCATGAGTTACGATGTCAACAAGCTCACCAAGCTCGGCCACCTGAAGTCTCTGGCGAACAAGATCAAGTCTGATTACGCCACCAAAGCGGAGCTGGCCGCCATCAAGGTCCCCGAGTACAGCGTGGCCAAGCAGGCTACTGCTGAGACCGGCTTCCTGTCCACCTACTATCTGACCAAGGATGGTGCCCAGGTGGGCGAGAAGATTAACATTCCCAAGGACTTCCTCGTCAACAGTGCTGACATCAAGACCGTCGAAACCGCTGATACCCCCTACGAGGGTGCTCAGGTGGGCGACCTGTACATCGACTTTGTTATCAACAGCAAGAGCGCCGATGACACCGCCTCCCACGTCTACCTGCCCGTCAATGAGCTGGTGGACGCCTACACCGGCGGCAACGGCATCGAGGTCAGCGCCCAGAACCTGATTTCTGCAAGGATTGACACCGCCAATGCCAACGGCCTCGGCGTGACCGCTGCCGGCTTCAAGCTGG